GTGGAAGTCACCCTAGCAGAGCTTCGGAATGGCTATAGTCGGACTTCAGATTACACACGGAAGGCTCAGGCCCTAGCTGAAGAGCGCAAAGCATTTCAGTCAGAAGCCGAAACCATCCGTCAAGAACGCGCTCAATACGCTGAGTTGTTGCCACTGCTCCAGCAGCAGTTAGTGCAACAGGCCAGTGCGGAGCCTGATTGGGACACTCTTTATAACGAAGACCCCATTGAGGCAGCGCGGTTAGAACGGCAGTGGCGTAAATCCCGTGAAGAGCAAACGTATCGCTTGCAGGCCATTCAGGCTGAACAGCAACGCCTCGCACAGGAAGCAGCCGCAGACCAAGTTCGCCAAGTGCAGGCATTTGTAGAAGCCGAACGCGCAAAACTCCCTGATGTTATCCCAGAGTGGAAGGATCAGGAGGTTATGGCACGGGAAGCAAAAGAAATTCGTGATTGGGCTGTCAGCCAAGGTTTGACAGAGCAGGAAATTGAAAGCCTGCGCCAAGCCAGCCACGTTGCTCTTATTCGCAAAGCCATGCTGTATGACAAGGGCCGCACCAAGGTCGCTCAGGCTACTAACAAGCCGAAGCAAAAGGCCAAGGTAATCCGCCCCGGTTCAAGTGGCACTCAGGTCGATAGTCGTTCAACCGATGTAAAGAGGGCTTCTCAGCGCCTTGTGCGTAGTGGCCGTGTCTCAGACGCAGCCGCTCTTTTGGATAAACTCATTTAGTAAGGACTAATATAATGGCTATTGTCGCAAATACTTTCACTCGCTACTCAGCGATTGGTATCCGTGAAGACCTGTCGAACGTCATTTACAACATCTCGCCGGAAGAAACTCCGTTCATCTCGAACATTGGCCGCGAGAACGTAAAGAACACCTACTTTGAATGGCAGACCGACAGCCTTGCTGCTGCCTCGGCCTCGAACGCCTCTGTCGAAGGTGACGACATCTCTTCGTTCTCTGCTGTGAACCCGACCACTCGCGTTGGTAACTACACGCAGATCAGCACGAAGAACGTCATCATCTCCGGCACTCTTGAGAGCGTCGATAAGGCTGGCCGTCGTTCGGAACTGACCTATCAGCTCGCCAAGCTCGGTGCTGAACTGAAGCGTGACATGGAAGCTGCTCTGCTCGCTAACCAAGCCTCTGTTGCTGGTAACACGACGACTGCTCGCCGCACAGCTGGTCTGCCCGCTTGGTTGACCTCGAACACCTCGCAGGGTGTTGGCGGTGCGAACCCGACTGTTGGCTCGACCCCGACGGCTGCTCGCACGGACGGCACTCAGCGCGCTTTCACTGAAGCTCTGCTGAAGACTGTTGTTCAGAGCGTCTGGACGCAGGGCGGCACGCCGAAGATGTTGATGGTTGGTCCGTTCAACAAGGTTGCTGCTTCGGGCTTCACTGGCGTTGCTACGCGCTTCCGTGACGTTCCGGCTGGCCAGCAGGCTCAGATCGTTGGCGCTGCCGACGTTTATGTGTCTGACTTCGGCACGATCAACATTGTCCCGAACCGCTTCCAGCGTGACCGCGACGCCTTCATCGTTGATCCCGATTACGCCTCGTTGGCGATCCTTCGTCCGATCCAGCAGATGGAACTGGCGAAGACGGGCGACGCTGAAAAGCGCCTGATGCTCGTTGAATACGGCCTGAAGGTTAACTCGCAGGCTGCACACGGCATTGTTGCCGACCTTACGACTTCGTAAGTTGGGGGATGGGGAGGGGTTTCGGCCTCTCCCCTAACTCTTAGGAGGGAAAATGACCAAACGCCTTATTAATGATGACGCATTCACTGGCGTCAAAACGTATTACAATTACGATGCCGACAAAGATGAAGCCATCATCTCGAAAGAGCAGGACATCTCTGGCATCATCGAAGCCAACAAGGCCGAATTTAACGCTGCACCAGAGCGTTGGGGAGAATGGACTAAGGTTGGCTCCATCCCGCTTTCCGTGTATTATGAACTTGAGCGCCAAGGCATTCTGAACGACCAGAAGGCAATGGCTAAATGGCTGAACGACCCTGACAACCGGGCGTTCCGCACAAGGCCGGGAACTATTTGATGCCTATTTCTACATATTCCGAGCTTCAGGCAGCAGTCGCAGACTTTTTGAACAGGGATGACCTTACGACGGCTATCCCTAACTTCATTAGCCTTGCAGAAGCGGCCTTAAATCGCCGTATGCGCGCCCCTGAGATGGTGACACGCGCAACTGTGACGATTGATGCGGAATATGAGAACAGGCCCTCAGATTGGCTTGAAACGATCCGCTATCAGGTGAACACGAACCCAATCGCTGTTTTGGAGTTTGTGACACCTGAAGAGGCAATTATCCAGAAGACGAAATACTCGGCTTCAGGCCAGCCATTGTTCTTCTCGACTGTCGGAACCCAGTTCCAGCACGTTCCCGTTC